CATTCTGAATCATTTGATTCAGATCCTGCCCCATAAGTCGACCAGCGCCAGACACCTGACCAAATGCTCTCGTGAGTCCTTCAAGCTTTACAGAATCGCCCGCTGCAATGTCGGTGATCATGGACAGCACCGGCACAACGTCTTCACCGGCAACGCCAAAGTTCAGCATCATCTTTGCAGCGTCAGAAAGTTCCCGCATTCCGAAAACGGTCTTCATGTCGAGCGCTCGCATAGCCTCGATCATGTCTTTTGATTTTTCTGCGGATCCGAGCAATACTTCAAACGCAATCGCTGTTTGCTCTGCTCCAGCTGCGAGACTCATCATTCCGCCAACAGCTGCGCCAGCGCCGAGACCTGCCAGCGCTGATCCCATGCCGCCCAGATTAAGGCGGACGCTTTTTAATTTACTGATGAGCCCGCCTGCAGCCGTTGTGGTTTTATCAAGAGCACGGCCAGCCATCCCGGCTTTAGTCTGCACTTGCTGCAAGCCGTCAGCAGAAAAAACAACCTGTGCTTCTTGTACTGTGATCGCCATCAGCCTGGCCTCTTTTCAAAGATGTCTTCGGGGCACCATGCCCCAGCTGCGACCAGAACTTGATACATGGTCATTCGTCCGATTTCCTCGAACGTCCATCCATACTTTTCAGCGACATTGCGAAACACTGTAGCCCATGGAATGGTTCGCCGTGTTACTGGCCCGATGCCGCCGCTGCTGTCGGGCCATTTGAGTTTCCCACTTCGGCCTTTTCTTCGATCACATACAACGCATTCGCAATCGCGTCGATGTCGTCAAACCAGTCAATAAAATTCGCCCCAAGTTGGATGCCTTGCTCGATTGACAGATCTTGTGGAAACTCTGAGGAATGATTCTTCCCCATCGCTCGCCAGATCGACCACGCAACGCCTCTGATTGACTTATCAAAACGATCCTCATCCACCATCGTGGCAATGAGCGGACGCGCGATTGTGTCTGCCGCAATCTTCATCGCCATTTGCTGAACGGCACGATCCTTGATCAGTTCAATACCCGCGTAAGGATTTCCAACGCGGGACAGAATCGCTTCCTCTTTTTTCGCATAGTCGGCAAGCGATCGGATTTCAAGTCGATACGTTTTGCCGTCTTTGCTGAGTTCTGCGGTACGTCTACCGCAGAGATTGAACAGCCCATCCGCCACTGGTTACTCCTGATTATGAAAGAGTGAATGCCCCGGCACCTGTTGGAATGCCTTGGAAGTCAAAAGCAAAATCGCACGCAACCGGTTCACCGGAATCAGCATCGAACGTGATGTCGCCAACATCAGTTACAATTATTGTGCCAGTGATTGTGTCGCTCGATGCTGTGCCATGACAGACAACGCTGTATTCAGTGCCGATCACCATTGCCATGGTGGCCCCAGCATGGATGAACAGTGTGGCAGATCCAGACCAGTCTTTAACACCGACAGTCGTCTTTCTTCCGCCAGAGGTTGAGTTGCTGGCGTACCTACCTTTTGCGGCTGTTCCTTTGACCGTCCATTTTGCGGTATGGTCGACGGCAGTGCCGGAAATCTTGAAGGTCATCGTATTGCCAGTCAGCGGAGTTCCTGCTGCCATTGTTCTTAATCCTTATTGAGTCAATAAATGAAGCAAAACGACAAACAGTTCTTACTTCGCTGTTTCGCTGGCGTTGATCTGAATCTTCAGATTTGTTGTTGAGGTTGCGATTCCAAGCACGGTAACAAAATCGCCTGATGCAAGATCTGCATAAGGCGCAATTCCGCCTGCCGTCGTTGACACAACCACGCAATCTCCAGCAGCAAACGCTGCGTTGAACGTAAGGTTTCCGCTGGTAGCGTATTTCAACGGCTGACCGTTCGACGCACCGTGCAAGGCAATTCCGGCTGCCACGCTCGAGGCCGATGCGTCCGCGTCACACGCCTTCAACTTACTGCTGTCGCTGGTGTCGATGTAAACAGCCATTCCAGCCGTAATTGAACCACCGGCAATACCTTCGGCAATCGCGGTGTTTGCAGTCTTAACGACACTGGCGGCGGTTACTGAAAAGTCAGCCATTATTAAACTCCATTGTGATGAATTTCAAAACTTACCGTACTGTCCCAAACACCGGTCGACTCATCCTGTTCTGATGAGATACCACTTGACCGGCTAAACGAAATGACTGACTCTGATCCTGTAAACGTTCCACTATCCCAAAGCGTTTCGCATCGCTGAGCAACCGCTTTGCCTCGGTCGTAATCGATGGACATCACCGACACTTTTACCTGACTCTTCCAACCTCGCCCGCTGTTAGTTCTCCAGTGCGGTTCTGTCGCAACCTGGAGAACAACGCAGTCGTCGAAATGCCCGTCCTGATCCGTGTCAGCATCGCTAGTTTCGTTCGTCTGAATGATCTCTGTTCCGACTCGCTCGGCAGGAATCATGGACACGAGGCCCGCAGTTCCTTTCCAGCGTTCGATCAGACATTGATCAAGACCAGTGCTCACTTAACAACCGCTTTCTTCTTGCCGCCTTTGTTGGCCTGCTTCAATTCTGTTCCAATAACTTTCCCGAATGCTTCTTTGTTGTCATCGACCGCAGGTTTCAAAAACGGTCTGCCCTCGCCGTCGTTTCGAAACTCCCACATTGCCATGTAGGGAGCAATCTTCTTGTCGACATACACACGGCTTTCCAGCTTCTTGCCTTTGAGCCTTAACTGAGCTTTAATTGACGACCTGCCTTTTCCTGTCCTCATCTTTGGTGGTTCGCCTGGCCTGCTTGCCCCCGGGTCCGAATTTGATGTCCTGACACGAGCGCCAGTGATGTCCGCCGTGCCTGTCAGGTCCAGTTGTGTTCTCGCTCGCTGCTCCGCTCTCAATGCTCGTTTCTGATCTCTCGCCTGAATCTTTCTCTCTCGTTCTCGAAGTCTTGCGGCCTTCTTGCGAGCCTTAAAAAACCGCGTTGTATTTTTCGATGCCGCTCTCAGTGTTTTCTTTGCAAATCGTTTCGCCTTGCGTGTTTGTCCCGGTAACTTCTTCAGCCTTCGCCGTGCCTCTCGTAACCTTCGCTTTCCAATTCGCTTCAGTACCTTTGATGTTTTCTTGGCTTGTCGATTCGCTTTTTTTGCTCGTCGTGCGACAGCCTTCGACAGCGAATTGGACTTAAAAAACCTCGCGGCTCTTTTCTTGCTTTTGTTAACCCTTCTGCTGACTACCTTGATTCTTTTCGCAACGTTTTTCTTCGCAGCCTTAACCCGCTTGCGGCCTGCCTTGGAAGTTGCTGAAAGCAGTTTTCCGGCTCTGTATCGAAGCGTCTTAGGTTTGCGTTTCGCCATCTTGTTGCGCCGCCGTTCTTCTTGTTCCCGGCCTTCTCACATAACGCCGACTCACTGACTGCTGAGCGATTGTTTTCAATTTCAAAGCAGCCGCCTCCAGTGCATCCGCTGTTTCCTTCTGCAGTTCTCGCATCATTTGAACCGTTCTGTCGATTCGCTTGATGCTCATACGTCAGACCTCGAACAAATTAAATATGGCAGCTCATCGCGGTTGAATCCTTTTTCGAGTCGATCCACCCGAAACGATCTGCCATTGGAATCCGTCAAAGTAAGATCCGTATCCAGTTCTGGAACTTCTTCAACAACGCAATACCACTCACCCTGCATGGTTCGTCGTTTGTTATCAACGTCGATTTCTGCCGAAGACTGAAACCACTGGCACCGATATGACGCTGCCACCTCGGAAGGAATTGAAGCGTCTGCCCCGCTTGCTCGCTTGTACTTCGGCCGACGAACAGCTTTTATTGTGTCCGTCAGTTGCAGGTGGCAATGAGACCGCTGCAAAACTGTCTCCGCCGGATCCGTGTAAAGAACTCGCCATGTGCTGGTGACGTTGCCACGCTTAACGCGAAACAAATCCCCCTGCCGAGTTGCTGTGCCTTTCTGAACTGTCCAGACAAACGCCCGCCTGATCGTTTGCAGGTCTGGCTGCTCAATCAGGCGAACTGTTCTATTGAGCCCAGAGCTTTGGCCGTAGGGCGTCCACAATGCCTGCTCACCAAGTTCATCGGTGTTCAGGATCGCACACGCATCGACGGCCATTTGCTCGCGAAGGTTCATTCAGTTGCGTCCACCAGTTTGAGAAATCCCATTCCGATGTGACCCTCAACCGCCGCTCTCAAATTGCACTTGATCGCTTCAGGCGTTTCCAAATTGATCTTGACCGACCTGTCGCCAATCTCGATTCGACCACCATTTGGCTTGTCTTTCGGAGCGATCCGAAAACCAAACACTTTCCCGGTTGCCTTTGGGCCTTTTGCGACCGTGATCGTTTTTGTTTTTTCCGCTGCTGCCATCACTGAGCCTCATTCCGCCGCCACAAAATGCCCTGTGATTATGGCGGATAACCACAGAGCCACCGGAAGACACGGCTTCCGGTGTTTCTCATCCACAGCCGCCGATTAGGTGAAGGTGTGCAGAACCGCTTTCCACCATGCCAAGTAACCGAGGTTGTAACGCGCCTCAGTCATGAACTTCACGTCCTTGGTTTCACTGTCGTCAAGCCCTTTCATCTGTCGTGAAAGCGGCTCGCGAGCCTGAAACACGAATGGCTTCAATGGGCCATCCAGATTGAACAGGTAAAACTTGCTCGTGTCGGTCAGGTAAGCACTGGACATGATCTTCGGAGCGTCCACAACGACGTTTGTACCGCCGGTGCTTACCAGAGGTGCCAGCAACGCTTCTTTGAAGATTGCTTCGAAGTCGACATTGCACAGCAGAAGCAGATTGCTCAGCCCCATGCTGATTGGTCGATTCAGCAGCTTGCCCTGATCGTTCTTGAACTTCATCATGGCGTTTCGAGCGGCGTTGAAAGCAGCCTTTGCTTCCGCCACTGTCGGCGTTGTGCCGGTTGCTGCCGCGCTGGTCAGGTCGTTGCTCTGTGTGCCAGAGTCGCCCCAACTGTGATCAGTGTCGAAAAAGAACTGACCATCGAAACACGCTGTCGACTCGCCATTTACCAACGTTGTGAAAAACAGCTCGTCCGGGTGATAACTGGCTTCAACGGCCAGATCCTCCATCAGCGGGCCGTACATATTCATACGGTCGTCGGCAATGTCGGTCTTTTTGATCTTCAGCGAGTTTTCCCAATGCTTGTTCGCAATGGTGAAGGTTCCCGCTCGCAACTCGTGAAACTGTCGATCACCAAGCCACTCACGAACTCCGGGATGATTCCCCAGCATTCCATAGGCTTCATCTGCACCGTCGCTTGGAACGATCGTCGAAACCTGCGGGTAGAATGGGGTCGCTGTCGCGATTCGATTGTCAAATTTCTGCGTTAAAGTCCGCAGTGTGACTGTTGCTTTTGCTGTATCGAGAGGCATCGGAAGGTTTCCTTAAAACCCTCCATCGCGGTGAACTCACACTGGGAAAATCAGACTCGTTGCGGGTAAGCCGGGACGCTTGCAAACGTTGACCGGCCTCCCGCGACGGAGACACGAAAGAACTACTTTAGGCGTGCTTCGAGGTCGAGAACGCGACGCTGAAGGTTCTGAATCACGTAAAGCAAGGTGATTGCTTCCGCCGCATTTGAAAATCCGAAAGGACTGGAGTTAGTCACTGCGGCGATCGCATAATCGGGCGTTCCGGCCGCATCTGCGGGCGTGATGGTCGTGAGAGGAGCAACCTCCAAGGCACCAACACCATTTGGCTGGATCGCAATAACCGCCTTTGTTGTGCTGATAAATCGCACAACACGCCCAATTCGGACGGACGTTGCACCGAGAGCGACAACAACCGCGTAGTTGTCATCGCCATAAGCTGGCATTCCAACGTCAGTGATGGAGTTGAATGTTCCAGTTAACTCGAAGTCACCTTCGGTGTAAACTTCTACTTCAATCGCACCGTCTGCACCGCTTGTGTTGTCCGCTTCAGCAACGGCGATGCCTACAAAAGCATTCACGCCAGTCGCTGTAACATCGCAGGCGTAACCAGCCGCGTTCACATAAACCAGCGTACCTTGGTAAATTCGCGTCGATTCCTCGACAGGATAGCTTCGACGCTCGCCGTCCTGCATTTTGATGATCTGATTGGCTGTAACAGCCATGGCATTCGCTCCTAAAACAGTGATTGAAAAAAGAATCGCCCTTTCGGAGCGTGATTAACCTGCAGCGTTCATTGGGGCCTTGAGAATATCCAGCCCGTCGTCAACTCGACGCATAGCGACGAACTGATCAAGCGTCATGCTCTTGGCATATCGTGGCTCAGCCGCAAATTCGGCTTTGTATTTGGCGTTTGGATCGGCCGGAGCTTCTGGCACGTTGCTGAGTGCTGGGTTTTTCTTTGCGACAATGTCACGCAAAGCGGCCTGCGTTTCTTCAACGCTGAAATTGTTGTCGACAAACAGGTTGAACTTGTCAGGAACTCCGGCCAGGTCAACCAGTGCCCGAATCTTTTTGCAGCGGGCTCGTTCGTCGGCTGCAAAATCTGTCGAAAGGTCAGGCTTTGCTGCAGTTTCTTCGACTGGCGTTTCAGTCGTGGTCGTTTCTTCGACCGGTGTTTCTTCTGGCTTGTCAACTGGTGTTTCGTCGGCCATTACAGGCTCCCTGTTTGATAGATAGCGGTCAAGGAAACTGTTGATACGACCCCTGACCACTTCGGGTTCCGCATCGCCAAAATACGTCGAAAGCAACACTGTCGCCTGTGCTGGAAGATTTCGCAGATCAGGCGTAGTCAAATCGAACATTCCGCCGCGCGTCGCCGCTGGCTCGTCGACGATGTCTCCGGCCCGAATGTCCGAAAATCGCATCGGCCATTTTCCGCCGGTCTTCTTCTTGTCGAATTCCTCAAGGTCTGAGTAATCGAGCCGAGTCGCCAAGGAAACACCAAACGCTTCTGGATCACTTTCAGCCAAATCCATGACATAAGTGCCGAGGTCGCCCTGTGGGCTGTTGAAAGCAGCGTCTGCTAGGTGCAAATCTCCACGCAACGTTCCGCCGTCAACGCGAACGTTTTTCCATCGACCCAAATAGGATCCCATGCCATCACTGGACATATTTGGATGAGTGAATCGAGCTTTCGCACCGTTGTTGCCCTTGCTCATCATTTTCTGAGCTTGTGACAACGATTCAGCGTCCACAGTCCACGGCCTGGCATCGCCGTTGTTAAGATCGCCAACCTGCATCAGATTGGCACCAAAAATGATGTTGGCTTTGCGGTCGACCTTTGCAGGCAACTCGGCCTGCCGTGTTGTGCGAAACAATGCTGGATCCGCAATCGTGTCAAGCTGTGGCATTCTGCACCCCCCGAACTGCTTTAGCGGATTCCGATGGTTTTCCAACCGGTGCAGGAATCGCGCTTGGATCTGGTAGCCCCAACGCTTGCCGAGCCGTCATGATTCTGGCCTCTGACCTCATCTTGGCCATCGCTTCGCGTTCTCGCTGAGCCAATGTCTCGTCGAAGTCTCTGCCTCTTGCAGCGAGAGATTCTGTTTCCGTCTGCAGTCCGCCAGCGATGGCTGCCAAGTCTGCGGTGACTTCTTTTTCAGGATCAACCCAAGGCCAGCCTGGGGGAATCCATGCGTGTTGCAGGAAGTGGTCACGATTTTCCTCGTACTTGACGGGATCAATCTTGATTGCGCCTTCAAACACACATTGATCGATAAACCGATGCCAAACCGGTTCCAGCGTTCGCTCAATAAGGCACTGTTGCCAAACCTTGAACGTGATCCGGCCGTCCATCAGGGCAAGTCGTCCGCCGCTGAAGTTGTTGGTGAATTGCTTGGCAAGGAGTTCGTACGGATATCGAAGTGCAGCAGCAACGCCGTGCAACGCCCATTCGACATAAGGGGCTAGCGTAGTTCCAGGCCTTGCTGGATCGGAGAACGCAACGCCCTCGCCATCAGCAAGGTATTGAATCGTGCCTGGTGACAGGTCTTCAAGATTGCTTCTCGATCGGCCCTGTTCAGCGAGGACCACTGGATCGGTCACGCCAGTGATGAACGCAGAGTGACACGCTGCGACCTGCTCTGCCACGAGATTGGCATAAACAAAGTCTTTTAAGTCCTTCAACCGCCCCATTGCTGGTGACAGCCATGGAACGCCGCGAAGTTGCCCAGGGAAAAGTTCTTCGTATGAATGCAGAATCTGCGTTCCAAGGTCTTTTTCATCCTCGCCTTGGTCGTACGCTTCAGAGTCGTTCGGGTGCGATTTGCGAACGTAAGCAGAAACTGGAAAGCCCTGTTGATCCAATCGCAAGCCGAGTCGTCTTCGTTGTCCCGGCTTTATAGACCCGTAGCCAACAACTGGAATTCGCTGCGGTGCTATTACCTGCACAGTGAGCGTTACCGGCTTCAGCGGATTGTCATCATCCGCCATCTCAAGCCAGTTTTCTCCAAATAGCCCGTTGCATCGCTCGAGTTGTCGTTGCTTGGAATAGAATCGCTCAATCTTTGCCCAGCGAGAAAACAGCCATTCTGCCATCACGTTGAATTCTTCGGCCTGTGCTGGCGTCAGAATGCCGCGCTCTGGCTGGACTCGCGATTGTGGACGAATGCCGGTCCCAACCACGTTGTCAACACGGCCATTGATGGCTGACGATGCGTAACAGTCGTTTCGGTAGAGATCCAAGGAACGATCGATCAGCGTTTCCAACTCTGTAGACAACTGATCGTTGCTGCTCAGTTTGCTGGCTAGCCACTTCTCGCCGCGAAGCCGATCGTGCTCTGCCCCTTCATAGGCTGCGAATCGCTCAGCAACTCGCTCTGACATCGCCATGCGTAGAACATGGTCAACACGGCTTTTGACTTTGCGAGATACTTCTTCCGGATTTGTGCGAAAGAGTTTCTTTTCTTCGCGTGTTTGCCGTGCCGCTTCTTTGACCTGTCGAACCAGATCAGATTGTTGTTTTTCCTGCACCTCGTTCATGGCTGGAACCTCACGAGATTCCTGCGACCAGCGAGGCCAGTTCCAGCCTGTGATCTAAGGTCAGCGATTCGTGCGTCAAGTTCAGCCAGCCACGTTGAGGTTGGTTCTTTCTGAACTGTTTGGCCGTCAACCGAATACGAAACGACTGGAGATCCAGACGCAAGGGCTGATTCAACCTTGTCGCGGATGTTCTCGAACAGCGTTAATCGTTCAGATGCTGAGCGTGCCATGCCAGCA